TTCTTCCAGCGCCCCGAGGTTCAAGACCTTTTTGACACGCTTGCCATCGGCTTCGGCGGCATGACGCTGAACCCCAACCAAGCCCTGATCCAAGCCGCTCAGGAGCGCATTGGGGCACGCCGCGAGACCGCTCAGACGCAGCAGCAGCGCAACGCCACTGCGGCATGGCTGGAGAGCCAAGGGCTGGCCCAACTGGCCGAGGGCGTGCGCAGCGGGGCTATTACCGGTGCGCAGGCGATGACTATGGCGCAGGGTGGCGAGCAGCGCAAAGGCGTGGCTATGGGAGATCGCCTTGTTGATCCTGTAACGGGGCAAGTCATTGCGGACTTTTCTGGGCAGCAGCCTGCGTTCAAACCTGAAGATATTGCCGCAGCGCGGAAAGAATTTACTGGGCTGGCCCCGGTCAAATCGTTCGCAGAGCAAACTTCTGCGTATGGCCGTATCATTTCTTCGATTGAAGACCCGTCACCTGCTGGTGATTTGTCGCTGATCTTCAACTACATGAAGGTGCTGGACCCAGGCTCAACTGTCCGCGAAGGCGAATTTGCAACGGCAGAGCAAGCTGGCGGCGTTGATGCAAGGGTGCGCGGCCTATACAATCGCATTGTCAGCGGCGAGCGCCTTACGCCTGAACAGCGCGCTGACTTTGCAAATCGAGCCACGCGGCTTTATCAAGGAGCCGAACAACAGTATCGCAGCCTTGCTGACCAATACGGCAGTTTTGCGCGCGCCACAGGACTTCCTGTTGAGCAAGTCATTCCTGACTTTGCATATAGCGGGCAAGTATACCAAACGCCGCTTGAATTTCAGGTTCCCCCGCCCCCTGCAGGTATTGACCCGGCGCAATGGCAGCAGGCTTGGCAAAACATGACCGACGAAGAGCGCCGTCAATTTATTCAAGGGCAACCATAATGGCCGAGATGACTGAAGCCCAGCGCAAAGCATTTGAAGCGGCGCTTGCCCGCAGCCAAGCGGTGGAGCAGCGTCGGGAAGAGGTGCCAACCCAGCGCCTTCGTGCGGCAGCGCAGGGCCTGTCTTTCGGCACAGCGGATGAAATTGAAGCGCGGGTTAGGTCGGTGGCGACGAGGCGTCCATATGAGGAAGTCTTGAATGAAGTTCGCGGCGGTCTGAAGGCATATCAAGAAGCGCGTCCGGTTGAGTCAATGGCCTACGAAATTGGCGGTGCGGTTGTTCCCGCGCTTTTCCCCGGCGGGCAAAGTTCGCTGCTGCGGGCTGGTGGCCGTGCGGCGGCTGAAGGCGCTGCATATGCGTTTGGGACGGGCGAAGGCGGATTTGAGGAGCGGCTTGCTCGAGTTCCTGGTGGCGCTGTTCTTGGCGGTGCCGCTGGTGTGGCTGGATACGGCGCGGCAAGAGGTTTAGGGGCGCTTACCAACCGCCTCGTTGACAGCGCGCGGCGCACTCTGGGCAATCGTGGCTCGACCATTGTGGAAAATGAAATCCAGCGGCTTGTGCAGCAAACCCAGCGGACTCCTGACCAAATTACGCAGGATATTATTGACGGCAGGCTTCTTGCGGAAAACAAGTTAATCCAAGCGGCAGTCCGCACCCTTCGCGCTCAAGGCGGCGAGGCATCCACTGTAATCCAAGAGGGCTTGCGCCTTCGCCCGGAACAGACCAGAGCAGCCGCAATGGCTGAGATGCGTCAGTATCTTGGCGAAGCAGGGGCTGGGAGCCAAGCGGCTGCGCGGCGTGCAAGCGAGGAAGCCACCACTGCGGCTGAACGCGCGGCATATGCCCCGTTTGCCGGCCTGAAGGCCCCGCAAGAAGTTGTAAAGGGTCTTGAAGATACGTTGCGTCGGGTTCCCAGCGCGGCAAAGGAAGTTGAATTGCAGCTTCGCGCTGAAACTGGTGCTGCGCCGTTCTTCAAGGTCACGGATGAAGGCGTGGTTGAATTTACCCGTGCCCCCACGGTGGCCGAAGCTGAAAGCATTCGACGTGCGGTTCAGAACCGTGCCAGTGTCTTGTATCGTGAAGGCATGGGCGGCGCTGGTGGGGCGGTTCGCGGCGCGGAACAAGAACTGCGTGGCCTGCTTGATATGAGCGTTCCTGAACTTGCCTCGGCCCGTGCGCAGGCCGCTGCAGTCAGAGCCAACCGTGACGCATATGAAGCTGGACAGCGCGCTCTTGCCGGTGATGTAAACGAAAAGCTGGCTGACTTTGAAAGGCTGTCTCAAGGTGCTGGCGGGGCGGAAGCTGTTGCGGCGTTCCGCGCTGGTTTGATGCAGGCGCTTGAGGCTCGGGCGACCACTGGTTCGCGGCAATCCATGATCCGCAACCTTGCCAACCCCGAAGTCAAGGAAGGCATGATCTTGCGCCAAGTGTTCCCGCAGGATCAGCTTGATGACGTGCTGAAGACCATCGAGACGGCGGCGGGCGCACAAGAGGCGGCAAGCAAGATCCTAATTGGCACTGGAAGCCAAACAACGGAAAGTCAACTTGAGCTGGCACGGCAAGGCATGGGCATCAGCGCGAATGAACTTGCGGCTGTGGCGAGCGGAAGCCCAATGGAAACGGTCAACGTCGCCAGCAAGCTGATGCGGCGGCTTGTGCGCACGGAACTGACGGACGCGGAGCGTAAGCGCATCGCTGAAATCCTTGTGTCTAGCGACCCGCAGATCGTTCGCAACGCCATCGTTGATGAAAGCGGGATGCAGCGGTTTGCCAATTTTGTGCAGCAGGCGATGACTGGCTTGGCAAGCGGTGCGCGCGGCGGTGCGGCAATGCAGGGCGGTGTGGCTGGCGGCGAAATGAAATACCCCGGTCTTCTGGCTCAATAAGGATCGAACATGAAACCGAGACGCCTTACGGACACGGAAATCCAAAGCACGGTGACGAACGCCGTGCGCGAGGCTGTGGACTTCGTGGAAAGCGAAATCGCACCGGACCGGATTGAAGCGCAGAAGTATTTCAACGGCGGCAGCAAGATCGAGCATGAAGATGGTCGGTCCAGCGTCGTGGCGACCAAGGTGCGCGACACGATCCGCGCCATCAAGCCTGCGCTGATGCGGGTGTTCCTGCAGTCCGACAAGCCGGTTGAGTTCATCCCGACCACGCCGCAAGCGGTTCAGGGCGCGGACCAGGCGACGAAATACGCCAAGTATATCTTCGACCGGAACAACGGCTTTCGGGTGCTGTCCAGCGCCATCCACGACGCTCTCATCAAGAAGACCGGCATCGTGAAGGTCTATTACGATGAAGTTCCCGATCTGGAGATCGACGAATACAGCGACCTGACGCCTGAGCAGTTGCAGCTTGTCGAGGCTGATCCCGAGGTTGAAATCATTGACCGCGAGGAGACCATCATTGCCGAGGCGGTGATTGACCCGATGGGCATGGAAATCCAGCCGCAGATGGCGACCTACAAGGTGCGCGTGGCCCGTGAGAGCCTGAAGGGCAAAATCCGTCTGGATGCGGTTGCCCCGGAGGACTTCTTCGTTGACCGCATGGCGGTGAGCATCGAAGATTGCTACGTCTGCGGCCACACGTCGGAAGCCCGCGTCGGTGATCTGGTGGCGATGGGGTATGACTTCGAGACGGTCTATGACCTGTCGGGCGCTGCGGACGGGACGGTTGACGACGAGGAAGAACTGGCCCGCCGGGGCTGGGACGACACGTCGGAAGATGAGCATCCCAACGACCCCTCCATGCGGAAGGTGCAGTTTGCCGAAGTCTACATGAAGATGGACATCGAAGGGCTGGGCGTTCCCAAGCTGTATAAGTTCATCTGCGCAGGCAACGATTACGAAGTCCTTGAATACGAACTGTGCGACTACGTCCCCTTCGCGGTGTTTGAGGTGGACCCCGAGCCGCATACGTTCTTCGGTCGGTCGCTGGCTGAGATTGTCATGCACGACCAAGATGCGGCCACGTCGATGCTGCGGGGCTTGCTCGACAACATCGCCATGATGAACAACCCGCGCCTCGGTGCGCTTGAGGGCCGGGTAAATCTGGACGACCTGCTGAACAACGAGATCGGCGGCATCGTGCGGATGAAGGACATCAACGCGGTGCGCGAGTTCTCCATTGGCAACGCGGCTGTCTCAGCCCTTCCGGCGATGCAGTATTACGACGAGGCTATCAGGGCCAAGACGGGCGTCTCTGGGGCCGCTATGGGCCTTGATGCCGACGCTCTGCAGTCCCAGACAGCCGCAGGCGTGAATGCCGCTGTGCAGGCCGCTACGGCGGTCTCTGAGCTTATCGCTCGGAACCTTGCTGAAGGCGGGATGAAGCAGATGTTCCGCCTGATCGCCCAGATCGCGCGTGCCAATCCAAATCCCAGCGAGATGATGCGCCTGGATGGTCAGTTTGTCCCGGTTGATCCGCGTAGCTGGACGAACGATCTGGACATCGTGGCGAATGTGGGTCTGGGGAACAACGCCCGCGAAGAGCGCATGATGATGCTGCAGACGACTTTGCAGACGCAGATGCAGATTTGGCAGGCGTATGGCCCGACGAATGGTCTGGTCAGCATGACGACGATCAGAAACACGCTGGCTGACCTTCTTGGCATGTCTGGGCTGCACAACGCAGATCGGTATTACAACCCGATGAACCCGCAGATGGAGCAGCAGCTTCTGATGCAGGCGCAGCAAATGGCGCAGGGCCAGCAGCAGCAGTCCGACCCGAACGCGGCGTTCATGCAGGCCGAGCAGATGAAGGCTCAGACCCGCGCGCAGGTGGACATGCAGAAGGCGGCGATGGAACACCAGCGCAAGCTGATGGAGATGGCTGCCAGCGACGATCTGAAGCGCGATGAGATGGCGCAGAACCTTCTGGTAGATGCTGCCAAGATACTCGGCCAATACGGCACGACTGTTGACGTGGCCCGCATCCGTCAGGAGCAGGCAATGCCGCGTCAATTCGGAGGGATGGCGTGAGCCTTGTAAAGCAACGCGCAGGTGAAGCCCGCAGGCTAATGGCCGATGAGGTATTTCAGGCGGTCATTCAGGAAATCCGCGATGATGCGACTGCCTTTTTCCTGAACGCCGATTGTGATATTACTGAACTGGCAAACGCTCATATGAGGGTTCGCGCAACGCAAATCATTCTGGATGCTCTCCACGCGCGACTAGACGCCGAGGCATTACAGGACAAAAAGGATCAGCACCGTGGAAACGACTGATGCAATGGATCAGGCAGTAAACAGCCTCTTGGCAATTGAGCCTGACCAAGAAGTTGAAACCGATGAGGTAGAGACTGAAGAAACCGAAGAAGTGGAAGTTGAAGACGCGGAAGCGGACGACGCGGAAACTGATGAGGTTGATGAAGACGGCGAAGAGCCGGAAGAGGATGAAGACGACGAAGAAACCGACGGCGACGAGACGCCTCAGACCTTCACTGTCAAAGTTGACGGGAAGGAAACCGAGGTAACTCTTGACGACCTAAAGCGGTCTTATTCGGGCCAGGCTTACATCCAGAAGGGAATGCAACAGGCGGCTGAGGCTAGGAAAGAAGCCGAAGGTCTGTATCACACCCTTCAATCTGAACGACAGCAATTCCTTGCGACGGTGCAGCAGATGCAGCAGCAAGGGATGGTGACGCCCCCCAAGGCCCCTGACATGTCGATGCTGGATAGTGATCCGATTGGCTACATGCAGGAAAAGGCCGCCTACGATGTGAAGATACAGGAGTATCAAAACCAGCAGCGCCAAATCCAGATGGAACAGGCGCGTGCCCAGCAACTGCAAGAGAGCGCACGTCAGGTGGCTATGCAGGAGCAAGCGAATATGCTGGTGGAGAAAATCCCCGAGTTTGCCAACCCGGACACGGCGGCAACACTCAAGCGGGCACTTCTGGAACACGGCACAAGCTACGGGCTGTCCGCTGAAGAAGTCGCAGGTGTCGCAGACGCGCGATACGTGCAGGTTCTCTATGACGCATATAAGTATCGCCAGCTTCAGAGCGGCACGGCAAAGGCTAAAAAGCAGCCCGAACCCCCGCGCAATGTGAAGCCGAAACCGCGTCGTGCCGAGCCGCAAAAGATCGTTCAGAAACGGAAACTGCAAGCCGCGAGAAAATCAGGGAAGCCCGAGGCTTTCATTGATCTCTTGCTTGAATGACAAACCGCATGAGGTAATCAAATGGCACAGCCAACCAACACCCTCGACTCGTATGACGTGAAAGGTATTCGTGAAGACCTTTCCGACGTGATCTACAACATCTCCCCCGAGGAAACGCCGTTCTACACTGCGTGCGCCAAGGGCAAGGCGACCAACACCTTCCACGAATGGCAGATTGATACTCTGCGTTCGTCGGCTGACAACGCGCATATTGAAGGCGATGACACCATTGCCGAAGCGCGCGCTGTTACGAGCCGCGTGGGTTCGTATACGCAAATCTTCAAGAACGCCGTGACGATCCCCGGCACCGACATGGGTCTCAACAAAGCGGGCCGCGCCCGTGAGATGGCCTATCAGGTTCTGAAGATCGCCAAGGAGCAGAAGCTGGACATCGAAAAGGCCATGTTCGCCAACCAGGCGCGCTCGGCAGGTTCGTCCATCGCCGCACGTCGTCTTGCAGGCGCACCGGCGTGGATCACGACCAACGTCGATTTCCTGAGCGGCAACGGCGGTGCTAACCCCACCGGCGACGGCACGAACGCACGCACGGACGACGGCACTCCGACTGCATTCTCGCAGACGAAGTTCGACAACGTGATGCAGCAAATCTGGACCTCGGGTGGCAAGCCGGACTCGGTTTACCTCTCGGCATACCAGATGAATATCGCTCTGGGCTTTGTGGGTAACAACTCGCAGCGTTCGACTATCACTGCGGAGTCGGAGAAGGTCATCAAGCACATGGCCGTCTATGTCACCCCGTGGGGCACGGTTGAGTTCAAGCCCGCGCGTGAAAACCGCAGCCGCGACGTGTTCATCATGCAAGATGACATGTGGGCTGTCGGCGTTCTGCGTGCGACGAAGAACGAGCCGCTTGCCAAGACTGGCGACAACGAGAAGCGTCAGGTTCTGACCGAACTTACGCTGATCTGCCGCAACGAAGCCGCGTCGGGCGCGGTTTACGACAACATCGCCGTGTAAGGAGCTTTGATATGCCTTCTCCGTATTTCAACAACTACGGCATTGTGACCGTAACCACTGCCACCGTCGCCATCACTGACGAGGGCTATGTCGGCCAGCGGATCGTGATGAACCGTGCGGCTGGTATCACTGCAACCCTTCCCGAAGCCACTGGCTCGGGCAACCGCTATGAGTTCATCGGCGCGGCTGATGCCTCGGGCGACCAGATCATTCAGGTGACTGGTGACGACACCATGATGGGTGTGGCGTATCTGGGCAACGACAGCGCAGGGGCCTCGTGCTTCTACACTGCCGACACCTCGGACACCATCACGCTGAATGGCGGCACCAAGGGCGGCCTGAAGGGCTGGCGCGTTGTCTGCGATGACATCGCGGCTGACACTTGGGCGGTCATTGTCATGTCGGAAGCCAGCGACACCGAAGCGTCGCCGTTCTCTGCAGCGGTTTCCTGATGAAAGCGGGGGAGGGCTTTGCGGTCCTCCCCTATTTCTAGATGGCTGAATATCGTGTAACATGTGACGGGATAT